AGAATGCTTGCAATAATGCTGGTGCTTTTGCTGCCAAGTCTTCAACAAATTTTGTCATAGCTGGCAAGAAAGGTGTAATTGCTTCTGTTAATAAGTCATTAAATGACTCTTTTAATCTATTCATTGAATCATTGAATTTTTCTGCGTTTTTTGCATCATCAAATGCTATCAGATTCATACTTCTGGCTACTTCAGCCATAGCTTCACCTGCTGGCACACCTTTGGCTGTTAATGCATCCATCATACCAAGTACTTTAGGACCAACCATTTCACCCAATATCTTTTGAGCTTCAGCCATTCCTATCTTACCTTCTTGCATTGCGTTAGCAACTGCCATAAACAAGTCTGGTGCTTCTTTTAATTCACCATTAGCAAAGAGTGTTTCTTTACCAATTTTTTCCATAATCTCAGCGTATTGTTTGTTGCCTGCAATACCTGCAGCCATACGTCCTGTTAAGTTACGGAACATTCTATCTATTTCTGCAATTTCAAGTCCGCCTTCTTCTAATAGTCTACTTGCTACTTGAAACTTTGCAAAGCCTTCTTCAGATTGGATACCAACGTTTCTAGCACGTTTGGCTAAATTATCCATGTTATCAATAACGTTCTTAAATACTTTAACTGCACCTAATGCCGCTAATGCACCGGCCGCTAAGCCAAGTGCACCTTTGAACATCAAGCTACGTTTTGTAACTCTATCTAATCCTTTGTCAACATTCTTCAGCGTACCTCTGGTCTTGTCTGTTGCTGTTAGTGTAATATTGTGATTTGCCATAACTGCTTATTTTCCTTTTGGTTTCTGTTGTTTGTTAACCCACTCATAATATTTAGCCCATGCTTCAAGCTCAATATCTGTAACGTTTCTGAGTACCCACTCTATGGTTTGACCTAAACTTTCTGCTATCTTAATGATAAACAGCATGTCTAGATCCTTGGTTAGTTTCCCAACGCTTCTCTTGCTGCTGTCTTAGCTTCATTCATAGCTTGGACAACGTTAATAATAATCTCAGGGTCTACTTGACGCATAAGAACAACTCTGTCTGCTTGTGTAAACATTTTCTTACCGTCTGCTGTAAGACTCTTAGCTACTAGTGTTTCTACTAGTGCTTCTACTAAGTTACCTTTTGAATGTAGTTCAATAATCTTTTGTTCTACAGCAAAGCTAGTAGCCGCTTTAAAATATATTGTAGTTTCCCATTCTGGTACTTCAATACTTACTAATTCTTGTGATAATGCACTCTTGAAGTGATTCTTTGCATTGTCTAATACGCTTTTTCCGTTTTCCATAATCTATTTCCTTGTTATTTTTTAACCCTTTTGATAACTTTTTCTACGTATCCTTTGGGTGCTTGTGAACTGTGACCTTCATCAAGTCTTTGTATGTATGGTACATCATTTCTTATGACTACCTTTGTTTTGCCTGTTCCTAATAAGTCACTCATATCTGATACATTCTTCCAACCCTTTTGGGCTTGTCCTGTATCAATAGGGGTATCCTTAACTAAATTAAGAAACAAGTTTCTTTGATACTTGTCATAATCACGGGCCATCTCTTTTTCCAATTGCTTAGTTGCTTTTGTTTTAAAAAATGCCACCCGTGACTACTCCAAATTATTTAAACAGTTACGTCTTGTGTAAGTGCACCAGAACCAGTAAAACTTAAACTTACTGTCTGAACTTCACCTAAACTTGCACTGTTTTCTACGCTAGTAACTACCGCACTACCTGTCCAACCAAAATCTGAATCAGATGCGTTTGGATAGAAGTATAATGTAACTGTTGATCCAACAATTACTTCATTAGCTGCTTGCTGTGCAGGTGTTAACCCTGCCGCTGCTGCTGTATCTGTGAAGTTAGCTTCTGCTGACCCTTCCCAAGACTTTAACCCTGCATGATTGTCTTTCCAATCAGCACCCATATAGGCGCATTCTAGAACCTCTGCATTTTGTGTTACAGTCCAAGAAGTTAAGTACGCAACGTTAGTGCCATCTACTGAAAGAGCACCATCTTTACCTGAATAACATGCCATAATATTTTTCCTTTTATGTATTGTTTAATTGATAACAGTATTCAACTGTGAATACCATCCTACAACTTGCAAAAGGGGCGCTTTCACCAGTTGTTACAGTCTCTACTCTTGAGAGCCTAATATCTTCAACTGTAGGAGTTGAATTTACTGTTAATGTTCTATCAGCCATTAGTGTGTTTTCAACAGCTTCAACAGCAATGTTACGCTGTGTGTCTCTGTTTCTACCACCAATAAGTAATACCACTGCAACATCCATAGTGCCCATACGCATCAAACCTTCTGTTGAACCCATTGTCATTGTAATGTCTTCAATATCTTCATCTGATGTTTCTATGAATACAGCTGGAAATGCAGTTTTGGCTAGTTCATTGGGATCAATTGGATCTCTTTCAACTTTACCAAAGCGTACACTACGCTGTGCTTTTAGTAACTTAACAATTTCTTTTACTATGTCTTCTCTACGTGCCATTATCTGTACAACCTGTTTTGACTTACTTGTTTAACATCACTATCATCAATAGTTCCGTCATCTTCAAAGTCATATTGAATACCAATACCAAATTGTAGTTCCCATTCTTCAGTGAATCTATCTTTGTAGAAAGTTAGTTGTTCTCTGAAAGGATCACCTTCTGGTCTAAATGTACTCAACTTAGGTAAGATATAAGCATATAGAGCTTGATATACAGTAGTTTTAGTCCACTGTGTATCAACTAGCTTACTAGCATCAAATTCACTTCTGCTGTAGAATTTGTTCCACCATTTAAATTGAATCATGTTAGTAACATCAACTTGCGCCTTAGCAAGTTCATCTGTCCAGTCATCAACTCCTTGTTGGAATACTTCTGGAGCGTATTCTTGTAAATCTGTGTTGTTAGCCATTGCCATAATATATTCTCCTATAGTTAGTAGAGGGCATAGTGCCCTCTACTGTTAACCTAATAATTAGGCTGCGTCTTTTAGTAAGATACCACGTGTTGCATCTAATGTTTCAATTCCAAAAGCAATTGAAGCTACAACATCATTACCTACTGCTGAAGCACGTCTTTCAACTTCTACATTTACGCCGCCTTGTACTGCGCCACGCATTGCGTCTGCTGAGAAGATTGCTGCTTTAGTTCCAGTAACACCTGTGTTAGTATCATTTAAGAAAGAACTAATGTAGCAATTTACGCCAGCTAATACACCAATTTGGCCTGTTCTCATAGCTGCGTTTTGTACATCTGCGTTTGAGAATGCACTTGAACCAATGTGTTCCATGAACTCTTTGTATGCTGCTGCTGATACAATTGCGTTAAGAGGACCAGTTTCACCTGCTGCTCTGATTGCACCTACTGCTTCATAAAATTCATGTAACAAGTTAGCGTCTGTGATTTCTTGTTGTGTTAGGTTAGCCATTTCTGCTGAGATTCTAGTATCTACAGAAGAACTGATGGCGTTACCCATGATACGTGACATATCTGCAACATCTACACCCCCAAAATCACGCAAAATTGTTCTTGCGGCTATAAGTTCTAGTGTAATTGTTTTCTTAGTGTCTGTTGGTAAGACTGTATCAAAGTCTTGTGGGTTTCCTGAACCACCTACATCTTCAGATGAGATAGCTGTTGCTGCAACTGAACCCATAACAGCTACTTGTGCTGTTGCAGATCCTGCTGGAACGTTTACCATAGGAATCATTGTTCCTGGTAGGTAAAGTGAGTTTTCTTGTGCCGCGTAAACGGTTTGTGCCTGTACTGGCACCATTAATGCGTCTAGGTTTAAACCTGATGCGTATGCTGAGTTTGCCATTTTATAGTTTCCTTATATAAATTATAAACTAAACTTTCCCTTGCTTCTTTGCTTCTGCATAGATTTTTCTGTGCTCAGGATTGTTCATGTCAAGTTGTGCAAGATCAAATACTTTCTGATCTGCATTATTTGTATTACCTGTACTGCCTGTTCCACTTGGACCTGCAGCTTTGAAATACTGGTTGCTTGATAGGAACTCTTCTACTAAATGATTAACTGTCATAGGATCTGCATTGTCTGTGTATCTTTGCTTAC